GGGTCCACCTTCACCCTCGGCACGGCCAATAGCGCCATCAGCATCAGCGACGCAGACGCCGAGAAGCTCCTCGGCACCGCCGCCGTCACCACCAGCACGGATCTCATCGGCAGCCGTTTCGGACAAAACACCGACATCGGCCTGCCCTTCACCGTCAACAGCGGCAGCCTCTTTGTTGCCGCCAGCACCGGCGGCACCGGCACCCACAGCGCCAGCGGCCTCAAGCTCCGCGTCACCATCGAAGTCCACACCGAAAACTAAGCATGCCGCTTCCCTTCACAGTCCGCCGCACCGACCCGGATGCCGCCGCCTTCTGCGCCCGCAGCGGCGCCAGCGACCGCGCCGCCGTGTCCGCCTTCGTGCGCGGGGTGAAGGATCTCGGCTTGTGGGAAAGCATGGTCTGCTGGCCCCTTCGCTCGGAGCAAAACGCCGGAACCGGCACCACGGCGTATTCGCTGGGTGGGCTGGGGACGTTTGATGGGACGCTGACCAATGGGCCGATTTGGACGGCGGCCGGCGTCAGCTTCGACGGCAGTAACGATTACATCATCACCCCGCTGGAGGCCAATGACTACCCAAACGGTTTGTCAGAATTGGTCGTCTTCAATGCGCCGACAGACACCGGAAGTTTCTCCATGTTTTTCGGAGATGAGGGCGCTCAACTTGGCGAGCACGCCACGATGATTCGGCGTAGTGCCAGCGATAACTTGGCAAATTTGGCGACCGATTTTACGGGCGCCCGCGCCAACGCAAATCAAGCCATAACATTTGGCCAGTGGAACGCCGTGCATGCCAGAATCGTTGCGCCAACAATTTTTCTATCTGTCAACGCCGCTGCAGAAACCAGCGCAACAACCAGCGGAACTTTTGCCCCAACAGCGTCCACCGCAGACCGCGTTGGCTTCGGCGCAAGAGACAAGGCTTTTAATCCGAACTTCTACGCGAAAATGACCGCCGCTTTCGGCGCGTTCTGGGGCAGTGGCACCAGCGCATCGCAGATGCAATCGGTCAAGGCCCTCTACAAACAAACCCTCGGCACCGGCCTCGGCTTACCATGAGCAACTTCGAGACCACCGAAAGAATCATCGCCGTCCCCGCCGAAGCGGTAGGCACGATGTTTCCCGACCTCCTCGCGCAGTATGGCCAAGAATTGCCCGACGCCGCCCGCAGCATCCTCACCATCGGCGGGCACTACGACGACGCCGCGAAGACCCGCATCCGCGCCGCCAGCCTCACGGACGGAACGATCACCGGCCAGCCGCTCACGGACGGCCGCCTCGCCTTTCGGTGCTTGTGGCAAGCCGACCTCGCCGCCGCCTTTGACGCGGGCGAGATCGAGGGTGCCGCGCAACTGACAGAAGAACAACTCTCAGCCCTCATCCCACAACCCTCAACTGCCCCATGACGTATTGGCACACACATTTTTCAACAACCGAGAAGGGCGTGATCGGCACGGTCACATCCCTCGGCTCCTCGGCGTTTTCTATGCTGCCCCATTTAGAGACGACTCTCAGGGTCGCCGGTCTTTGTGTCGGCCTCGCGGTCGGCATCGTCACCTTAATTTCGGTCCTTCACGACCTCCGCAAAAAACAGAAAGCAAACAAATGAGAAACTGGAAAACCTCGCTCCTCGGAGCACTCACAATCATCGCAAGTCTCAGCACCGCTGGCCGCGAGTTCCTCGCCAACGGCAGCATCCCCGACCTCGGCCTCATCGCCGCGAGCCTGCTCGCCGGTTGGGGATTGATCGTTGCCAAGGACAATAACGCGAGACTCTGACTCCATGAGCCACGCCCGCGTCACAAAACTCATTGCAGTTGCGATCCTCGGCGTGAGCTGGGCTGCTCTTGCGGCTGGCTGCGTGACGGTCGGCTATGACTTCTTGAAGCAGCAGGCCACCGTCACCGTCAACCCGCCGCCCAAAGGTCACGCTAAGTAAGCGCATGTGGAAGTGGATCAAGAGACTATTTGGAAAGCCGTCCGCGACTGGCCCAGCGCCAGCCTCGCCGAGCTTGCCATTAGAATCCACAACAACCTCCACACCCGCCGCGAGCAAAGCCTACGACGAGCGCCGTCTCAACACCCCGAACAAAAGCGGCAGACCCATCACCCCGACCATGATCGTGTTGCACCACACCAGCGGTAGCTACAACGGCTCCGTCTCTTGGTGCATGAACCCCGCCAGCAAAGTGAGTTACCACGTCATCATCGCCAGAAACGGCAACCGCACCGTCCTCGCCGACGATACGGCTCGCTGCTGGCATGCAGGCATCAGCTCATGGCAGGGCGTGCCAGACTGCAACAGCTATTCCCTCGGTGTGGCGTGGGACGGCAATACATACGAAGACCCGCTCGGTGAAGCGGCGATGGACAGCGCCATCCAATACATCGTGCCCCGCATGAAGAAGTGGCACATCCCGATGAGCCGCATCGTGACTCACCAGCAAATCGCCCCCAACCGCAAGAACGACATCTCGCCCGCCGACGCGGCGCGGTTCAAAAGCAGACTGAAGGCAGCACTTAACTAATCAACGACTATGGCCAAAACAATCGGACAACTAACCCAAGCAACGACCCTCGCATCCGGCGACGAGTTTATCATCGAGCAGAGCGGACTGACCAAGCGTGTCGCTGCATCTGTAGTGCGCGGCGGACTGGTCAATGCGGACATTGATGCGGCGGCGGCCATTGCCTTCAGCAAGCTCGCCGCGCTCGACAGCGCCAACATCCTTGTCGGCAACGGCAGCAACGTGGCGACAAAGGTTGCTGTGACTGGCGACGTGACGATCAGCAATGCCGGTGTGACGGCGATTGGGAGCAGCAAGGTTGTCACGGCGATGATTACAGATGCGAATGTCACCGCAGCCAAGTTGAGCGGGGCGCAAACAGGATCAGCACCGATCTATGGCTGCCGTGCTTGGGTCAACTTTGATGGAACGCGCAACGAGGCGGACACTGGAGCTTCGACCGACGGCGCCAACGTAAAGATTCGCGCCAGCGGTAATGTGGCAAGCGTTCTCAAAAACGGCGCAGGCGATTATACCGTTACATTTACAACGGCCATGCCAAACGCAAATTATTCTGTTGCTGGAATGTGCAAATCAGTTGTAGGCGGTGAGGCCACGGACGTTCACTACTCTGTATCAACAGCCCCAACCACAAGTGCGGTTAGGGTTGTAACAAGCGCAGGCGCAGCGGGAACGACAACTGCCTATGACAGCGACCGCGTGACGCTACAGATTATTTGCTAAATGCCCCTAGAAAGCCCCATCCTCCGCGACGGCGACGCCGGATTCGCTGGTTATGCCAGCAGGATCAATCCGGTTGCGCTGCCTGCTGGCATGCTCCAGCTCTCGGAGAACATGCGCCTCGATCGCGGAGTGGCGGTGACGAGGAAGGGCGCGAAGCGCATGGCGGACGCCATCAGCGTGGCCAGCTCGCCGCTCACGGTGCCTTTCGTGCTGAACCCCGCGCCTAACGCGCCGGTGGTGCAGAGCGTCTATTCCGGCGGCATCTTTGCAGCGTCCGTCTACCGCTCGCCGGATCAGGTGCAGAGCGCGGAGATCGTTGTGCTGGCGGGCGGCGACCGTGCTTACACCATCCTGCTCGATGACAACCAGTCCTTCGCCGGTGTCTGGGCGGGCGGCTTTCTGGTCACTGCCGTCTCGCAGGGCAGCGAGGAGATTGTGGACGAGAACGGCGACACCATCGTCATCAGCGTGCTCCCGCAGGAGCTGGCCTACCCGACCTCACCGGACGAGGTCATCGAGCCGACCGACACGATTTCCATGACGCAGGCCAACGACCGACTTTACCTCTTCCGCGAAGCCGACGCCTCGCGTCCGGGCTGGGTGATCAAGAACGTCACCACCGGCGGCATCACGGTGGCGTCCACCACGGCGACCGTCAACCTGACCGGCCACGGATTCCCCGCCGGTGCCCGCGTGCGCATCGAGGGGAGCAATGTCGCTGCCTTCGACGGCGTGGAGTATGACATCGCCACGTCCTCAACGAACTCCTTCACGATCACTGTGCCGAGCGGCACCGCGACCGACGCCACAACGAGCGGCCGCACCATCCGCCGCGTGAAGGCGCCGCTTTACTGGGACGGCATCACGACCTCCTTTGTCCGCAGCCCCGCAGGCGTGGCCGCCGCTGGCCCGACCTTCAAGACCATGCGCAGCACGCCTTGGGGCACCTACGTCAATAACCGGCTGGTGCTTCCTGACGGCAAGAACAACGTGCTCATCTCGGACATCCTCGATGCGAACACCTACGATCCCTACTGGCAGTCGTTCCGCGCAGGTGCGGGCAGCAATGACTTCGTTGTCGCGGTCCATCCGTGGGTGGAGAACAGCTTCCTCGTCTTTTGTAGAAAGTCCATCTGGCTCGCGGAGGTCAATCAGTTCGCCAGCGTGGACGGCGCCAGCACGGCCATCGACACGGCGCTTAGTAAGCTCACGCTCCTCACCGACGAGGTCGGATGCGCGGCCCGCCGCTCCATCGCCACGGCGGGGCAGTTCGTCTATTTCCTCTCGGACTCCGGTGTCTACCGTCTCGACAGCCGCCTCGACTTGAAGTTGCGCGGCGACACCAAGCCTCTCAGCGACCCCATCGCCAACCAGCTCGACGACCTCAACGCCACCCTGCTCAAGAACTCGGTCGGGCTTTGGTATTCCAACCGCTACTACCTCGCCGTCCCGCTGGCCGGTGCCGACAGCAACAACGGTGTCTTCCTCTACAATGCACTGAACGACCAGTGGGAGACGCGCGACATTTATGGCTTCGGCGTGGATGACTTCGTAGTGGCAACCCGCGCCAACGAGCGCCGCCTCTTTGTCAGCAACAAGGCCGGCCGCCTCATGCTCCTCGATGAAGTCGAAGAAGGCGACCAGTCGCCCGACGTGCAGGCCGATGTCATCACGCCGGTCCCCGGCCGCATCGTCACCCGCCGCTACGGCATGGGCAGCATGTCAACGAAACGCTTCGTCCGCAGCCTCGCCGATGTCGTCCTGCCTAACACCGGCTCGGTCACGGTCAAGGCCATCACGATCAACCCCGACGCCACGATCACGCTGGTGCCGGGACAGACGAACACGTCCGGCTTGGCAGAGGACTACACGCTCAAGCAGCCAATCCGGCAGAAAGCACACTACTGCGAACTGGAATTTCTAACCACGGCCAACCGGCCGGAGATCCGCAACGTCTCAATCGAAGCCGCAGGGCCGAGCAACCCGCCGACCGAGACAAGGAACGCAGCGTAACAACTAAGGAACAAAACCATGGCAACACTCACGATCACCCCCATCAAAACCTTTGTCTCCGGCGAGACCGTCTTGCCATCAACGCTCAACCAGCTCGCTCAGTCCACCGCGGCGCTGACGGCTGGGACCATTGTGGACGCCGATGTGTCGGCGAGCGCGGCGATTGCGGCGAGCAAGCTCTCAACGGCAGCGCAACAGGCGTTGCTCCCCGCAGGTGCCATCATGCCCTTTGCCATGAACAGCGCCCCCGCAGGCTGGCTGGCGGCAGACGGCACCGCAGTAAGCCGCAGCACCTACGCCGCGCTATTCAGCGCCATCGGCACGACCTACGGCGTGGGTGACGGCAGCACGACTTTCGCGCTGCCCGATCTTCGCGGCTACTTTGTGCGCGGCAGTGGAACCAACAGCGACGGCACTGCGGCTGGGGCGTTTGGCACCAAGCAGGCGGATGATCTTAAAAGCCATACGCACAGCTACGGCGATGTCAGAAACTCATTCACATCTCAATTTTCTGTGGTAGGCGGATCGGGCATGGACGGAGCAACGGACACCTCAAGGACAACTGGAGCAACCGGCGGCACCGAAACTCGCCCGAAGAACATTGCCATGCTCTATTGCATCAAGTTTTAAGCATGACCCCATGGCAAAAGGCAAAACACTGGTGGGACAACCACAGCACACAAGACTTCTGGGAAGCAGTCGGCGAGCATCTGTCGGCGGGCTATGTGTGGAACAGCCCAAGCTGCTTCATGCTGGCCAAAGCCTGCCGGTGGAACGCGGAGGAGCAAAACTTTGAACTCGGGGAAGCTAACTGCTGGTTCGTCACTCTGGCTGCTGGCACTGCTGGCACAAACCCTGTGCGGGAGTGCCTTCGCGTGGCGCCGCATCCGCAGACCTATGTGGCATGGTGCCGCAGGGGCAGCTTTGAGCCGCGAGTATACTATTGGGACAAACTAATTAGCAAAACAGGAGGACAATAATATG